CTGTAAGAACATTTGAGATGCTTTTACAATAGTATCTTTTGAAAAGTATATGTAATACTCACCCTCACCACCATTACGGTAAATAGGCTTATTAGGTATTAATAAAGCACCCATTAGTATCTTCTTTTCTTTGTCTACTTCTGCTAACTTTATTTCTTGGTTCTTTAAAGCAACAAAATCACTTTCAATAGCAGGGCTTTCTACAATAGAAATTGCATCTACTCCAATATCATCTTGTTCTTCGTCAAGTACTAATTCTATTATTTTAAACATATTTAAAAATTTTGTTTTTACATTTTCCCCTTGTTATAAGTTCATTTCTTATTAATGTACTCATAGTAGAGGATGTTAATCCATAATACTTTGCCGCATCCATTACTCTTTCAAATCTTAAACCAGTTGTGGTTTCAAGTAATGGAAATTTTTTATTAGCAACCCCTTTTCTTTTTTCTGATATTTTACGTTTGGTAATATCAGAGTGCTTTTTCCCGTACATAGGATTTTTATTTCCTTTTTTATCTCTTGATGCGCAAGCTGGTGCCGTTCCTATTTTAGCTTTAGATAGTGACTTACCTCTTTTTTCTTTTATTTCTTTACTCTGACAATGTGACCATCCACCAACCGCATCATTTTTTAAATTATAAAACCTATCACTATTAGCTGCATCAACTGCTTTTAAAATAAAAGTTTCTATATCACGAAATTTATTTCCAGTATAAATAATTGTTCTTTTAAAGTTTTCTGGCTTTTTTTCAAATGCTCTTTTAAAATAAACACCACTACCTACATAACCATCGTTTACATTTCCTAAATGAGAACCAATATACATTTTTTTATTTTCTGTATTTTCCCATAAATAAACAAAGCCATTCATAAATATATAACGTGTTTAGTTTTTAATTTTGCATTTAGATACTTGCACCCTCAATAATGTTTCTATCCATTTCTTGTGCAGTAGTTACATCGTTACTTACTACATATGCTCTTGTAGGTTGTTGTGTTTGGCTACCTATTGCATCTGCTAATTGTGTTTCACCACTTGCACCCACTACATTAAATGCTGGTGGAGTTGATACGTTTGGCATAGAACCCGTTTGAGTTGAACCACCACCACTTCCACCTGGCACTTGTACACTTGCAATCTTTTTAACTGCTGCAAACCCCGCTACTCCCGTTGCAATAGCTTGTGCAATAGCATAACCTGGTATGGCTGCACCTGGTGAACCTGCTGCTGCTTTTAATTGTGCGGTTATAGCAGCATAAGTATTTATTAAAGATGATGCAATAGCAACGGCTTTTCCCGCAGTTGTTTCTTGGCTTAACAAACCTGATATACTACTTAATGCACCAGCATAACCCTCTAATGATGCTCTTTTAGCATCTTCTTCTTTTTGTGCAATATCTATTTTAGCAGCAGATATTTCTTTATCTCTTTCAAGACCAGTTTGCCCAGATTGTGTAAGAAATTCATTTAAAGCTATTTCTGCATCTATCTTTGCTTGTGTACCAGCATTTGCATTATCCACAATAGCTTGTAACCTTGCAGTTTCTTGTTCAGCTTCTAAAGCATCTATTTCTTTTAACTTTTCAAGTCTTAATAGTTCATCTTCTATTTGTTCTGCATTAATTCTTTTTTGCTCAATAGATAATAAACTTTCACTTTCTGCTTTTGCGTTTGCTAACTCTATTGCTTCTTTGTCTAATGCGTTTTTGTTGGTTTGTTGTTCTGACCTAAAACCCGTTATTTGTGATGCAATACCTTGTACCTCTGCTTCTGCTTCTAACACGGCAACATAATCTTCTGTTTTACCAGTTAAATCAAATTGTGCTTGTGCTGCCGCTTTCATTAACAATGCATTTTTAGTCATTTCTTCTTCTTGCTTGTCAAGAATAGTATTTAACTTATCATTTGCTTCTTGTCTTTCAGCTATGCTTTTTGTTTCATCATCTCTTATTTGTCTTTGTAGTTCTGCTTGTCTATCATATTGTTCTAATAGTATTCTACTTTGTGCAGCAGCTATTTGTGCAGATTTTTCTAATGCCTGGTTTGCTTTTGCTGTTTCTAATGCAGCTTCAACACTTATTTCTTTTACACCCTCAACAAGTTGTGAACCTATTGCACCCGCTTCTTGTACTGCTTCAACAAAATTTGTAACAACATCTGTTCCCGCTTGTACCGCTTCTTCACCTACTTCTTTTAAATTAGCTTTGGTTTCTGCAATACTTTCATTTAAGGCTTTTATTGTTGTTGGGTCACCATCACCAAATATAGATTGTTCCCAAGCTAACTGTGCTGCTTGTATGCCTAATTGAATACCATAAAAAGCTACTTTAAAAGGTGTGATTGCAATAGTTAATAAACCGCCCATAACCTTACCAAGTGCATCAAAGTTTTCAGATGCAGATGTTACACTTTTATACACATCTGTTATAACACCAAGTACTTCATTGAATACTATTTGAGCAGTTTTAAAGATAGTATTTAAACCATCCATTACTTCTTGGTTTTCTTGTACTGCACTACTTACAAACTCAAATGCTTTTTGTAATACGAATATGATACCAGTTGCAGCAGCAATACCTTTTAATGATACCCCAACTTTCTTTACACCCTTTGCACTATCCTTTGCACCTTTTTCTACCGCTTCTAAACTTTCAGCAGTTTTTTCATTAGCAGTTACAACCTCTTTTTCAAGTTCAGCATATTCTTTTTTAAGTTTATCAATACTCTTTACAGCATCTTTGTATTTTAACTCAAATTCAACTTCTATTTTTTGCGCCATCTTAACTTTCTTTTTGTTTGTTTAACACCCTCTGTTAGTGTTTCTGCTAATTTGTATTTTCCTTGTGCTATTCTTATGTTTTCAGTTTCACCATCAACAACTTGTAACAAGTCAATTATATTCTTAATCATAATATTGTGTTTAGTAATTCAAATTCTGTTTTACCAGTTGTTAAATCTGTTTTCATTGAATTTATCTTGTAGCTATCTTGACCTAATTCTATTAAGTCATTTAGTTTTAAGTTGTAATATATTTTCATAGGTAAGTATGCAGTAACTTTTATTAGTCTTCTTCTAAAATTAAACACATCTTGTATGTACTCTTTGTATTCAGTTTCAAATAATGTATCTGTAAAGCCATCTGCATTTAATGCTTGTGTTGGTTCATTAGCTAAATATTCGTTTAACTCATTTTGAAAGTGTATGTTTATTTTGCCACTTGTTGTTGGCAATGTTCCTAAACTATTTGATGGTATAATAAATTGGTCTAAATCTGCAACATCAGTTGATTGTGTATCCCTTATTCTTGGTGTTTGTCCACCACTAGTTGATATGGCAGTTTTAACAATAGGATAAAATAACAGCGGTTCACCTTTATATGATTGTTGATTTTCATTTACAGAATAACCATATTGTATAGCGGTTGGTGTTGTACTTGTTAGTGTTGTGTTTGCATCGTACAATCTTTCATATTGCATATGCTCAAAAGGTAATTCAATCTTGTATGTTTCGCTTGTAGCATCAAATATCTCACCATCTAAATCATAAGACAAAGACCCCCAACCACTATTGGTTAGTTGATTAAATTGTTTAGCTAAAAAAGTACCCAAACCTTTATAACTAAAATTTATTTCTTTAAAAGGTAACGCAATGTCTACTGTTGATTTTGTAGTATCTAAATATTTATCTATGTTGTAAACTGTTGTGCTATCTGCATAATAACTATCTAAAGTTCTTACTACTATTGTACCTTCATTATCTACATAAGCAGTAAGGTTAAACATATTAAACAAACCAGATAGAAAATCAATAATCTTCATTTTTGGTATTTGCTCGGCTATAACAAATTGAAAATCTGGGTTTGCATCAATAGTTACTGTTGCGTTGTTTGTGTATCTATCTTCCTCAAAGGTTTGCGGAGTGTTATTAAAATCAATATAATTAACCTCAATATCAATTTTACCAGCATCAAACTCAATACCTAATGGTGATGCAAATTGTATTAAATATGATGAGTTATTTCTAAATTCAGATTGTATAGCAAAAGTTACCACATTACTTACATCATTGTTTTGTGCTACAATTACACCGCCATCTCTTATAACTTGAAAGCTGTAATTATTTGATGAGTTTGGTTCAAGTCTAATGGTTATACGATATGGGCTAAACCCACTAAATGGTGGTGCTGCTACTGATATAATACCGCCAGAAACAGATGAAACATTTTGCGTGTTGGCAGATATTAAATCTTCAAGTTTTGTATATATTACCTCAACTTGTGTTGCTGGTTGTACATCACCGCTTTTACGATGCAACCACATAAACAAATCATAAAACTTTTCATTACTTGTATCATTAAAAAAGTCATCAGAAAATTGAATATCTGGATACCTAAATTGTATTTCATTGATTATTTGTTGTACCCTTATAGCATATTTAAACTGGTTCCAAGCTACACCATTTTGACTTTTGTTACCACTACCTTGATGGTATAAATTATTTATTGTTGCTTCTGGGTCATATATCGTATGACTGCTACTATCGTAAATTAACCTATTTGTATGAGTTATAAAAGGTGCAATAATTTTATCACTATCGAATATAGCCAATGGGCTTAAAGCATCTCTAATTTCAGTAAACTTGTATGATTTATTTAAACCATTAAATGCTAAACTACTTAATTGAGCATCACCTAATATATCTTTTAAATTAACTGTATTACCAAAGAAAGTAATTTTATATGTATGAGCAACATTGTTTTTAAGTTCAACACCTTGTAAAGCTATCTTACCATCTTTAAAAGGTAAATCA